GATCAAGACGGAGGAGAGCATGAAATACCGTATAGTAAGATAGGGCTGGTAATGGTAGATGAATCAACAAACGAAAGTAACCAAGAAGAATCTATTGCAAATTTTATTATTAAACACTATACAAACCCTAAAACGGGTAAAAGCGTAATTGATGATGAAATCATAGGTGACTTTTTCAAAACACATCCAGAATCAAAAGACCAAGAGCCTCAAGATGCATTAGACAACTTTGAAGAATTCTTATCCGTAAATTATGAGATGCCTGGAGACTATATGCAAGAAAAAGTAGCTAAATCTACAGAAGACGTAATCGATCCAGCCGACTATGGAAATATAGGAAAAGGTTACTTAAAAGGATTTAATAGACCTCATTCTTTAGATTTAGATCAATTAGAAACTTTAGGTAGAAAAGTAGTAGATAGTCTTTTTAAAGGAGACTTCGATGCTGCTAAAGCTAAGTTTGTAGCAGAAGCAATGTCTGACCAACAAATGAAAGATATAGAAAAATACGGACAAGAAGATAAAGTAGTTAAAGTATTTAAACCTGGAGATAAATTTTCTAAAGATTTTGATTATGAAGGAATGTTAGAGTTTGGGTTGAAAGTAAGACTTAACACACCTATTAATACTCTACAAGCTTTATTTGATTCATTTGAAGATGTAAACTATCACTCAGAAGGGAGCCATTTATCTTATGCAATAGATGCTATAAAAGAAAGAGATAAAGTTGAAGCTTTAGATCATTTAAGAAGCTTTAAAAAAGCAATTAAGAATACACTAGTAAGTTTCAATGAAGGAGCAGATCCTAATAGGAGTAAACTAGAAGAAACCGAAACATCAGTTAACGAAAGAGTAGGTAGCTTGCAAGAATTTATAGCTCTTATTCAAGATAGAGCAGAAGAAAACGGTACTCCAGAAAGAGAAGAAGCAGAAGAGGTAATGTACGCTATAGG